GGACACCCTGCTCTTCAAGGTGGTCATGCCCATGATCACAAGGCCCGGCACCAGCCTCCGGTGGCTCGCTACTTTCGTGAGTCGTCGCCACTATGCGTGGTACGCCATGGAGACTCAGGAAAGCCAAGAGGGTTTGAAGGCACGGGATCCCCGGTTCGACCACTGGTCCCGGATGATCATCAAGGCCGCCTACAAGGACAAGCAAGACAAACTGATTTCTTGCTGGCCGGAGATGTGGCCGGTAGACAGGAAGCAGAAGGAAGAAGATCCTCGGCTCAAAGAGCGGATCAGCCTTGAGGAGATCAAGGAGCAGATCGGGTCAGCCAACTTCGCGTCGGAGTACATGGCGGATCCCGGCAGTAGTGAAGACCAGTTCTTCCCCGAACTAGACGACAGCCATCGTTGGTGGTTGACCAGCGTCGATGCCGACTATGGCCTCAATCCCCGAGAATCCGCGACCCTCATCAATTGGAAGGATCCGGAGGGCAACGCCAAGAAGATGCCGATCTGCGATTTCTTGAAGGAATCGTGGGTCTTCATGACGGTCGACACTTCTTGGACGGCTACCGGCGACTCGGACTTCAAGGTTGCAACTGTGATGGCTGCCACCCCTGAAAACGAGTTGTTCGTGTTGGATATCTGGGGTGCCCAGTGCGACGAGAACACCCTGATCAAGAACATCTTTCAGATTGCAGACAAGTGGAGGGTCCCTTCCATTCACCCGGAAGTGGTCCGCCAGAGCATCGCCCTGTACCAGAACCTCGATAGTCTGGTGAAGCAGCGGGCGTCCGAGATGTTCGGGGTAGCCCACATGCCCAAGATCGTGCCCCTCAAGGTGGGCATGATCTCGAAGTCCGCCCGGATCGGGGCTCTCCAGTTCCGGTTCGAGAACGGCCTTATCAAGTTCCCGCTGGAACGCCGGATGGACCGCCACTGGACGAACCTATTCGACCAGATCGAGCAGTTCAATCCGGAGGTCGCTGACGGTGGCCTTGCCAAGGATGACCACCTCGACACCGTTTCGATGTCGGGCAACATCCTCAAAGGCAGGATCCACCGAAACCCAGAGGATATAGAGGATGAAAGAACCGTCGAGGAGAAGATGCTTGACGGTGAACTGACAGATGACGCAGGAACCCCCTTGGCTTACAAGTTGGGGTCCATTAGCCCGGAGTTTGTAAATGAACTACTCGCAAGAGCCGCCACAGACCCCCCAAGTGGGGGGAGCAGAGTCTGATCCTGCCCACCAGCCAGTCACGATTCCGTACTTCCTGTACGAAGCAATGGCTAGGGCTTACTACGCCCACGACAAGAATGTGGATCTTCCGGTCCAACAACCGCCGAAAGCAACTAATAATCTGAATCTTTCGGACATTCATTTCAACCCTTTTGACGTACCTCCAAATTGGAAGCCCGGTGGCCTAGCCGCGAAGGACCTTCGTAATGCCTCAGCACCAGTTCAAACTTCCCAAGAAGAAGATTGAAATCTGTCAGGTCATTCGTGACCACGCCGAAAAGGAGATCTCCCGTCTCCAGTACCGGCGAATCACTTGGCTTTTGACTTACTACTACCTCAACGGGATGCGTCGATTCGACGTTTTTGATCCCGCCTCGGGCCATCTGTCCCCCCACTATCTTGACGAAGAGGGGAACATGGAGTTCCAGAGTCAGGAGATGCTGTCTGCGATTGACCGGGTTTCGGCCCGGCTTGCCAGCATGGATCTTCGGCCAAAGGTTCTTCGTACTGGGACCAGCCTGCCAATGATCAGGCAGCGTGCTACGGCTCAGGTACTTGCAGATGCTCTTGTATCAGACGAGCAGATTGCAGAAGTCTCGACTAAGTTTGCCCACCTGTTCACATCTCTGGGGTCTTGTGGCATTCAGGGGCATATCACAGAACACGAGACGATTGGCTTGACAGGTGATCTGGAGGTCATTCACCCGAAGGAGATTCTTCCGTTCCCGTCCTTGGGACAGGATTACACGAAGCAGTCCGGAATCATCCGCCAGAGGATTGTTCCTCTTGAAACCCTGATTGAGAAATTCGGTCCCCGCATCAAGAGCAACCTCGAGGAGATGGAGTACTACGACATCCAAGTCGGGGACCCTCTTGAAGATCCTCGAGAGGACGACACTCAGGGCAGTGGTCATAGCGTCAACCCTTTCAACAACAAGGGATACAACTCCTCGGCCACTGATTCGATGACCGTTGTGAGGGTCCGTGAACTTTGGATTGATGGGGTCAGGGGCACTTGCGAGCGTTACATCATCTGTTCTGGTGATTACCTGATTGACGATCAAGACCTTACTTCCACTCAGACCTACTGCCCCATCGGCTTCGCTCGGTTCATGGAGAACGGTTCGTTCCATGGTGCCGGTCTTTTCGATCTCTTGTTCTCCATCAATCGTGAGATGGAGAAGATGCTGAAGGCTCTCTTCAACAACGTGAGAGAGATGGATCGGTACGGGGTTGTCGTTATGCCCCAAGGTTCTTTCAACGAACGCTCGATCCTCCGAGAAGTCGGCGATGGTCTGAGGATGATTTCCTATGCTCCGGACCCGCTGAACGAGAAGTTCAGTCCGTTCACGATCTCGCCCCACAATGCGGGTGACATCCCCGGCAAGACCGCTGCATTCGCCAAGCAACTCATGCAAGGCATCAACCCGGTCCAAGACCTTCTTCAGGAGAAGGGGCGAGTTGACTCTGCTTCTGGGCTTCAGTTCCTTGATGAGCAGATCAACAAGGCCATGACCAACCCGACTATGGGTGTTGTTCAGGCTTGGGGCCGGATGTATCGAAGCATGGTTGCTAACGCCAGCCGAGAACTCTTCATCTCCCCTAGAGCCATCCCAGTAAAGAGTCTTGATCTCAATCTTGCAGGGGCGGTCATCGACTTTGACAACAGCCAGATCTCCTTCCAGAACAATCCAATCCCCAATGTTTCTCACCTGACATTCGCAGTTAAGCAAGTCAATCCCCGGTCTGAGGTGGCTAGGAAGCAGGAGGCACTTCAACTTCTCCAGTCGGGGCTCATGGACCCAGAAGCCTTCAAGTTGTTTGCCCTGAAGGAGGGACTTGACTTTGCAATGTGGATGGACGAAGATCAGTCTGGATATGAACAGGTCGTTCAAAACATTCTGAATCTTTTCGGCAATGGTACAGAGCCGGGTGAGATTGTCATTACCCCACACACCAGCAAGCCTGAGTTGCAGTTGAGAGTCCTTAGTTCGTTTATGTCTGGGCCTCTGATGACGAAGGCGGATCCTCGGATTGTCGATGAGTTCAAGAAGTATCGTGAAGCATTGATTCAATTCATGGGTGCTTCGCTTCCTGCGATGGTTCCGAATCCAGATTCAATTGCAGCGTTTGCAGAGCAAGCCCCACAACCCGCCGGTCCACAACCGGGTCCCGGCATGATGCAAGGAGCCAACCTTGGCTGAAGAGACGACATCCGTAGAAGAGACTTCTGAGGCTTCAACCCCGGACGGAAGTCAAACTCCGCCCCCCATTGATCTGGACCAGACGATCAAAGTGGGGGGAGAAGAGTATTCCGCGACCGATCTCGCCGAAGTAGCAAAAAACTACGGCGAACTTCAGGAATACGCCCAGAGTCTTGAAGCATTCCAGCAGGCGACTGTTCGTCTCATGGATCCCGCAACAGACAACGAGACCAGAAAGCAGGATGCCAAGAACATCCTTCTGGCCTCTAACTACCCGCAAGAGAAGGTTGAAGAATGGGTGAAGATTTACGATCAGGAGGCCCCCGTGGCTGAAAACACACCGTCACAGCCAGAAGTGCCTCCCACTAACCCCGCACTTGAGCAGGCGACTCAAAAGAACAACGAAGAAATTACTCGTCTCCGTGCCCAACTCCTCCATCAAAATATGGAAAATGCAGTTTCTTCTTCGATTGAAGAAGACTCTGATGGGAAACTTCTAATGGAATGGGTCGCACAGAACCGCACTCCTGATGAAGCGGAGTCCGTTAAGACCAGCCTGTCTGAGAGAGTCAGGGCTCAAGCCCTCGAAAACCTTCGACAGCGTCGGAATGCAGCCGGGACCTTCGATGATTCGTGGCTCGGCGAAGAAGTTCAAAAGGCAGCCAACAAGGTTGCAAAGGATATGCTCACGGTAATCGGAGATACGTCCAAGATTGGACGAGTTCCGGAAACGGCGGGGCAGACCGAGATTCTTCACCGTAAGGAGCCCGTCAAGGTGCCAGACACCAAGGGCAAGTCTTTCGGTGATGTTGAAGCCCAGTTGCGTGACTGGACTTCCGATCAACTGCTCCGGTCGCTCTCCGATCCCGGTGGCGACTCTAAAGCGTGAGGTAATTCACAATGGGACTTTCTCCCAACTCGGTGGGTACCCTCTTCGATAAGGATAACACCCGTATCGAAGAAATCCTGTCGAAGCAGATCGACACGATTCTGCCTACGCTGGATCCAATCTGGCGTGATACCGTTGTTTCTTCGCAGGGCGTTGGCAATGTCAGCGAATTCTCGAAGGACTTTCAGGTCAACAAGTTGTACCGCACCGGCATGACCGGCGTCATTGAACAGGGCGGCCCTGTCGATGACTTCATGCTGTACGGCGAGGATTTTGACGGCACTGGCCCTGCTTCGTCTCTTGGCAACCGCCTTCTGAAGCAGAACGCTCCGGGCAAGTCTTTCCCGGATCCGATGGACGGTGCCAAGCCGAAGACGTTCCGTCTTACGGTTCCGATGCGGGCCATGTACACCAACCTGTCGCTCACCCTTGGTGAACTTCAGATGGACGCCACCCCGGCGGTCATTGGTGATGTGGTGTCGCCGATCCTTCAGGGCTTTGCTCAGAACCTGAGCCACACGCTCTGCAACTACTGGTACGTCAGCCAGAACGATTCCTACAAGTTGGGCACCATCAGCGGTACCCCGACGAACTCGGGATCTGGCCCGTACTACTCGAAGGTTTCGATCACCGAAGGTACCTACGATCGGTTCTTCACTGGTCAGCGGATCGACATCTACGACGAGTCCGAGGATTCGGGCAACGGCCTTCGAAGCAACTCGAACGCCGGTGCCGGTCGTTACTCCGTGTGGGTTGACAGCGTTGACGATCTCAAGGGTGAAATCACCCTCGTCTCCACAGATAACGTCTTTGCGGGATCGGCTACTGGTTCGGTTGCGATTGCTGCTGGCGATGCTCTCGTGTACGCCAACAGTGGTGAAAACGCTGCTGGCACCGGATCGGCGTCGTTCACCGGCATCGCGGGTATCAACTCGTGGCTCAAGTCTACGGGCGACCTGCTCGGTGACGAGGCCATCAGTGGTGCTTCCATCAGCGTTACCGACCACCCTGAGTTCAAGTCGTTCTTCAAGGGCAGCGTCGGCGTTCTGACGGAACACAAGTTGCGTCAGTACCTCCGTCGCTTCCACGCGGCGAAGAGCAAGTTGGGTCAGACCATCGACGCTCTTACCGCGTCGGACGGTGTGTGGCTCGCTTACGAAGCCCAGAAGATCGGTCAGTACCAGATTGACCGCACCAACAACCTGTCGAGCCTCAACAACGAAGGTTCGGCGGAGGGCTTCGCGATGACCTTCGAGGGTCGGACCTACAAGGGCCACTCCTCGCAGTACATCGAAGACGGCACGGTCTACGGACTCAAGACTTCCGGTTCGAACTGGAAGCGGTATGTGCCGCCTGATTACGCTGGCCTTCAGTCGATGGGTGAAGCCGACGCTCACGTTCCGTTCCGGTTCGTGGTCCCGGCCCTCACCGGCGGTAGCAGCGTGAAGTTCCCGTACCTGCTCAACAACGGCAACCAGATGACGGAAGCCGTTCAGATGCCCGGTATGCTGCGAATGCAGTTGATCCCGGATCAGGCCGCGGGCATGAAGTTGACTGGCGTCACGACCGATACGGTCTACGGCGACTGATCTCAGTAGTCATGGGAGGGGGGCATAGTCCCCCCTCCCCGACTTCCGAGGAAACTCATGCAGCAGTATGGACCTCAAAACCCGAATGCTCCGGCCCCACGACCGGCTCCCTCTCTTCTTGAACAAGAAGCAAGACGGACTGGTCTTAGCGTCGAAGAACTCCAAGATCTTATACGCGGTAGTCAAGCGACTCCCCCTGCCCCGAATATGTTTGTTCCAAGAGGCCCCCAGATCGGGGCCGACCGTCAGGCTGAAGGCATGGCCGCCCGAGGGATGAGCCCCGGTCAGATTGGAAATGCCCAACGGTCTAGGTACGACAACACAATGAGGTACGGGTCTGCAC